TCGACGCGGCGGAAGTCAATAACATTGCCCGGCGTGGCCTCGATCAAGCCGCGCGCAACCCAATCAAGGTAAGGTGCGCCCGTCGCTTCCTGCCGTTGCCGGAGGTTGTCTTGCGGGCAAAAGAAAAACGGCAGCACAACATAGTCATCGCCATCCCGGAAACACGCGATAATGACGCTAAGGTCGATACTCGACGACAAGTCGACGCCGAGCCAGCACGGCTGCCCTTCAAGGGCCGCAACATCGATCTCGCCGGCGCCTTCATCATAAACGAGCATGTCGACGAACGGCGATGAACTACTATCCTCCCAGATATTCAGCTTGTAACGCTTCAGGCTGCTGCGCTCGGTCGGATTATCCTTCGCGCGCTTGACGTGACGCCGGAAGCCCTCAATCGAAGGATAGCCGTGCTCGCTGCCGGGATTAACGTGCCTCCAGACTTCCTCGCTGGTGTAATCGCAATCGGGCTCGGCCTCGAACAGCACAGGAAGCACGGTCGGGTCAACGATCTCGCCGCGCGCAATCTTCCGCGCCCTATCGATGATCTCATAGCCGATGTTATCGGTGCCGCGTCCTGCCGTGGTCGTCACAACCAGCAAGCTGTTATCGATCTTGTCCAGACCGTTGGTCAGAACAGTCCATAAATCCTTGCCGCGCCAAATATGGGTTTCGTCCGCGAGCACAAATGCAGGAGTGCGACCTTCCGACGACGGCGCATCAGCCGAGATAATCTCAAGCTCAACGCTGTCTTTCGGATAAGCGATTTTCTTCGCGCTATTGAATGCGTCGTAAACCTTCGTGGCCTTCACAAGCCGCTTATCGGCCTGGACGATGCCACGCGCCTCCTTGAACGCGATACCGGATTGCTTGCGATCCGAAGCCGAAAAGATCACCTCGCTACCGGGCATCCGCTCGGGGCCGAACGTATGCAGCAAAGCCAATGCAGCACCAAGCGAAGTCTTGCGGTTGCCGCGAGGCAGCAGCATGACGACCGTGTTGATAATACGCCGTCCGTCGTCATGCCGCGGACCATAGATGGCGCGCACAACACGCTCCTGCCACGGGTTGAGCACAAACGCCTTACCCGGCAGCGTTGACTTCGGATGCTTTAGCCGTCGCAGAAACTTTACGGCGCGCTCGCCATACCCGAAAGGATCTGGAATGTCGGAGCCGTCGTATATCCAATCCGGGAATGTACTCTTGGCAGTCATCACATAGACAACGGGCTATCGTCGTCCTCGTCGTTATCTTCATGGACGCCGGCGCGGCTACGGCTCGATGGGCTAAGCCCTAGCTCCGCCGCCCAGCGTCGGGATTCCGCGGTGGCCTCGCGCAAGGTCGCGAACGCCGGATTGCGCTTCAGTTCACCGAGCCTGTTTTCGACATACGCGCCGTATTGCGCGATGGCCGCGCGAGCGTCGACGATATCGGCCGCCGCTTCGCAGAACCGCTCGACTGCATGAAGGTCCGCGACCGATAGAACACGCCGCTCGACAAGCACGGGCATAACCCGCTTCCATTCCGCTTTCGCTGCCGGCGGGAAATGCTTCGGCGGTTGCGGCACCGTCCTGATAGCGTCGGCGATTGGTTGCGGTGTGGCCTTGCGTCCTGCGGTGTGTTTCATCAGCCGAAGGTCCAGCCGCGCACTTGGTTGAGCAGATCGCGTGCGCCGAACGGAATCTCCCGCAAGGTGTCCGGCGCGGTGGACTCCCGCGTCTCATACCACGCCGATGCGATGAGCATCGTGGCCTGTTTCACATCGTCCGGAATCTCTGAAGGCGGGCTATCCGCTTCAGGATCGTCGGCCAGGAATCCGCGGACGTATTCGGTCGCAGCATCGAGGTAGGATTGCAGAAGCGCATCGTCATCATCGAAATCGATGCGCGCATGGGTCTTGAAATCGGCCAGTTCGGCATAGCTCATTGAAGGAACGTCCTAATTTAGGGGATGGCCCAATATGCAAATCTCTTGCGGGCTTAGTGGCCGCCGGTAGAAGGGACGCCGGCCGAAGTCTCGACCCACCGCCCCGGTGGCCCGACGCTGCGGCAGCGCGCTTGCTGTGCGCGATGGTTCAAGCGAGACGCAACGCGGTGCCATCAATCCGAAGGCGCATCAGCGAGCGGCTGTGCGGGCCTAATGCGCACGTCATCGCATGACATGGCACACATCATTTCATCGTCAAATGGATAGAGCACGACCAGCTCGAAGCGGTGACTTCCATCCTTCACACCGACAACGCGGCACGGCTTCCACACTCGCTTGCGGCGCTCGTCTACTACTTCAACCTCAGCGTCGAATGGTTCGATCGGTATCAGGTTTGTCTTCCTTCGGTTTCGGCAACACCGTGCGGATGACCGCGAAGGCTGCCTTACGAATGCGCTGGCAGGTACTACACATTGCGCTCCTCACGCTGCTTCCATCGTGAGTGACACGGGACACACATCGAGTCCCAAAGGTCACGACGCCAGAACAGTTTCATATCGCCGCGATGCGGAATGCGATGATCGACCAATGTTGCGGGTCGACCGCAACGAACACAGTTAGGATGTGCAGCCAAGTGAGCGTCACGAGCCTCGCGCCATGACTGCCCATATCCGCGAGCCGTCGCCGTAGGTCTGCGCTTATCTGCATCGGCCTTCCTCTGCTTGGCGCAGACGCAACGAACGCCAGCCTTTACCACACGGCCACACGTACACAGACGCGGCGCTGCGAAAGGCATTACGCGAAGACGACCGGCGCGCGGTCATAAACAAACCGCCAGCCTTGCGCCTCAAGTGCATCGATGATTTCCGCCGCGAGCGTCTCGTCAATCTCAACGTGCCGATCGAGCACCGTGTCGATGATCTGCGATGGTGACAGGATTTCCGTCATGCCGGACTCCGTTCAAAGAAACGGCGGGGAGCCGCTTGGCAGCGACTCCCCTTGCGCCGCGGTTTCAGCACGCATTCACGTCCGCGGCGCATATCGCTTACGCCTTGGTGGATTTCACCAGAACCGCAGCCTCGGCCAGGATCGGTGCACCACCGACACGCTTCCGACCGCGGAATTTAACGATTCCGTTATCGGCGCCGGTCAGGTCGTCTCGAAGCACCTGCACGCCGACACGGTCGACGATCTGGTACGCGGATGCGAAGTCCGCGAAGACGATCGGGTAAGCCGTACCGGTGGCGGTCGGCAGTCCAGCAAGATCAGGCGCATCATACACAGGCGCACCCAACAGACGAGCCGGCGTACCGTTCGCCAAGGAGTCCGACCAAAGCGTACCCTTCGTGGTGGTATCCGCAGCGGCACGAATAACGCCCTGCATCGCTCGGTTCATGAACCACGCGCCGCGCGCAGCATATGCACCGGGCAAAGTGTAGAACGCCTTGATGACGGCATCGATGATATCCGAACCGTCCGCAGCCGCGGTAATCTGCGTATAGTCGGACGGGGTGTTGAGGAGACCGGTAGGCTTGCCCGAACCATTGCCGGTCAGGAAGGCAGTCGCTTCCAGCTTGGCGAACTGGGTTGCCATTTGACCGGCAATGTACGCCTGAAGATCGATGAAGGTGTCTTCGAGAAGTTGCTGCGAAACCGGAACCACGACCGCCTGTTCGAAGGCGTCGATTTCGATCTGGTCAAAGGTCGGCTCCGACGATGGGCGTGCGCCAGCCTCGGTAACCCAACCCGGAGAGAGCGCCGTATCGCCCACGGGGATGTAAACTTTTCCGGCGCCGATGGTCATGACACTGGCGACAGAGCGCATCGGCGAGAACTGGACCAGCTTATCGCGAACGACGGTGCTGTACTCCGGCGCGGTGACGTAACCGCCCGCGGTGCCAGTGCCCCAATTCAGGGTCTTCTTTTCGGCATCATCGAGCGCACCGGCACCGTTGCGGAGGAAGTTATTGAAAGCCTTGGCTTCAATCTCTTTCGCTTCGTCGGTGTTGGCCTTGATGTTGATGTTCGGCCGAGCAAGCTTGGCCTCAACAGCGTCGAGACGCTTGGTCAGGTCGGCAACAGGTGCGGTCTTGGTGTTGACGTCGGCCGTCAACGCATCGAGCGCAGCCTTGACTTCGTTAGCGCCGTCCTCGGCCGGAAGTTCGGTGGCCGATTTGGTTTCGAGTCGGTAGTGCTTAGTCATAGATTGATTAGTCCTTTCGAATGGAATCGCGAGCGTGGTTGATAGCCGCAACCAGCTCGCGAAACTGAGTTGCGGGATTCGATTTCACTGATTGGATGGTGGCCTCGGGGTTCGAGGCGAACGTGACCGCGGAAATTTCCACGAGGTCGACTTCTTCGATGATCCGCGCGCCCTTGGTTCGGTCCATCCGATCGCGCACGGTTCGGAAGCCGATTGATAGGTCCAGAACGCCGGCCTTCATCAGCTCATATGCTTCCGCGCCCTTAACGGTCCCAAGGATCAATTGACCGGTGGCCTTTAGGCCATGGTCGTCCTCGACTAATGATAACCATTTACCGATCGGCTGGTCTTGCTGATGCTGATAAAGCATCTTGACGCGCGATGCTGGACGCTTGCGAAGCGAAGTCTGAAAGGCTGACTTCACCACAATGTCTTTATGAGAATCTACAACACCAAAGACGCT